TGTTCGTCGCACATTGAACGATGTCCGTACAGACAAACGGTACGCCAAGGCGGTGCGTGACACGGTGGATGCCGTGTCATACGCCCGCTACACGGATGATCCGTCGTCCCGCAAGGTTCACGACAAGGACGAGGGCTATGCGGATGTTTACGAGTTTTATGATTTGAAGAACAACACGGTGTCCGTGTTTGCTGATGCCGGTGACGGGTTCTTGATCAAACCGAAGAAGATGCCGTATTCGTTCGGTCATCCGTTCGTGATGATCCGCAACTATGATGTGCCTGATCACTTCTATCCGATTGGGGATTTGGAAGCGATTGAGCCGATGCAACGGGAATTGAATGAGACCCGTACCCAGATGATGAATCATCGTAAGCGGTATGCCCGCAAGTATCTGTTCCGTGAAACGTCGTTCGATTCTAATGGTCGTGCGGCGTTGGAATCAGATGACGATAATGTGATGGTTCCGGTTACTGGCGACGGGCCGTTGGGTGATTCGGTTGCGCCGTTCCCTGCGTTGATCAACCCGCCAGAGTTCTATAACCAGTCGGAGTTGATCCGTCAAGATATCGAACTGGTGTCCGGTGTCACAGAGTTTATGCGTGGCGGCGTATCAGAGATTCGCCGCACCGCCACCGAAGCCGCACTCATTCAGGATGCCGCTAACGCTAGGACCGCCGACAAGTTGGCTACCATTGAGATCGCTGTCTCTGCCATCGGTCGTCGTGTTTTGCAGTTGGCCCAGCAGTTTATGACTGGTGAGCAGGTTGCCCGGATCACCGCCAAGGACGGTGAGCCGATGTGGGTCACGTTTGATCGTGACTATATTTCTGGCGAGTTTGATTTTGAGGTGGCGGCTGGGTCTACCCAGCCGATGAATGAGGCATATCGCCGTCAGTCGGCTATCCAGTTGATTGATGCTATGGCTCCGTTTGTTTCTGCCGGGGTTGTGGACGTAGCCAAGTTGGGTGCCTATGTGTTGCAATATGGGTTTGGTGTGAAGAACCCGGAGATGTTCATGGTGCCTCCGGCACCACCTGAACCGCCGATGGCTCCCGAACCCCAGATGCCGCCAGAGGCCGCTAGTTTGCCTCCTGCGGCTCCAAATACGATGATGGGCCCTCCACCACTGGACGGTATTGATCCGTCCCTTCTGGGGCTATTTGGCGGGCCCATGGGGGCACCGCCAGCATAATTTAGAACGGCATCACCCATATATAGAGCAACCTTATTGGACTCTATTATAGGAGACTTGATGTCTGACGAAAACATTGCTGTTGAAACCGGTCCCGAAACTGTCGGGGAAACTGGCGCAGAGACAGTCGCAGAGACACCAACTGAATCATACGAATACGTTGACACCAGTGCTTTCGACGGAAAGTACGTCAAGGTCAAGGTTGACGGCGAGGAACTGGATGTGCCTTTCAATGAGGCCATTCAGGGATATCAACGTCAGGCTGACTATACTCGTAAGACTCAGGAATTGTCTCAGCAGAGGGAACAGTTGCAGTACGCACAGACGTTGCAACAGGCTCTTGAATCTAATCCTCAGCAGACGTTGGAAATTCTGTCCCGACATTATGGGGTAGCGGAAGCACAACGAATGATTGCGGATGCGCAGGATGCGCCATCCGAACCTGAGTTCGATGATCCTTTGGAGAAACGAATTTGGGAAACGGAGCAACGTATTCAGCAGTATGAGCAGGAGCGTGCCAACGATCAGTTGCAGAAAGAAATTGTCCGTCTGCAAAACACATACGAAGATTTCAACCCACAGGAAGTGGTGCGAGCGGCGCTAAATGCTGGCACCACAAATTTGGAGGCGGTTTACAAGCAGATTGCTTATGACCGTTTGATTCAGAAGATTCGGGCTGGCGAACAAGCCAACCAGATTGTTCAGGATCAGAACCAGCAGGTTGTTGATGCGAAACGTGACGCAAGTTTTGTGGAAGGTGGAGCATCAGCGAACGGTCCTTCGGATGTTCCGGTGGGTAAGATCGGTTCCGTTCATGATGCTTGGGCATTAGCCAAGCAACAGATGGGTATGTGAACATTTCCATTAGTTCATTATTTCACCTAGAATAGAGGTAACATCATGGCTGGTAACGCCAATTTTGATTCGTTGCTTTCGACTACTCTCGCCAACTATCGGGATCAGTTGACTGACAACATTTTCACTGCTCGTCCTTTGACGAACTTCCTGATGGACAAGGGCCGTGTCCGTATGCTGGACGGCGGCACGAAGATCGTGGAGCCGTTGGTTTACGGTCTCAACGGTACCGTCGGGTCATACTCCGGTTACGACACGATCTCCCTGACCGCTCAGGAAGGCATGTCAGCCGCCGAGTACGACTGGAAGCAGTACGCCGCTAGCATCGCCATCTCCGGTATTGAGGAGGCGAAGAACAACGGTGAGGCCGCTATCATCAATCTTCTTGAGGCCAAGATCATGCAGGCCGAGGAGTCGATGCGTGAGGGCTTCAACCAGATGTTCTTCTCCGATGGCACTGGCAACTCCGGTAAGGACTGGCTGGGCCTTGCGGCTCTGGTTGATTCGGCTGGCACCGTCGGCGGAATTGATGCCACCGCCGTTGGCAACGGATTCTGGCAGTCCTACGAGGAGGGCACCGCTGGTGCTCTCAGCCTTGCTGACATGGCGACCGCTTACAACAGCGTGTCGGTTGGTAACGACCACCCCGACATGGTGCTGACCACGCAGACTCTCTTTGAGAAGTACGAGTCGCTGCTTCAGCCCCAGTTGCGGTACACCGATGCCAAGACGGCTGATGCTGGGTTCCAGAACCTGTTGTTCAAGTCGGCTCCGGTCACCTACGACGTTCACTGTCAGGCCGGTGTCATGTATTTCCTGAACAGCAAGTACCTGACCCTCGTTGGTCACTCCGGCAAGTGGTTTGAGCAGACCGATTTCGTGCGTCCTGAGAACTTGGATGCCCGTTACGCTCTGATCATGTGCTACGGAAACTTGACCTGCCGCAACCGTGCGAAGCAGGGCAAGTTGACGGGCCGCACTGCCTGATCAACATAATCCTGTGATTATGGGGGAGGGGGCTTCAGCCCTCTCCCCCATCACAATTTTCGGGAGAGATTATGGCTAAGAAACCTGCTATTGATTTGGGTGATGTTTGGGATACGGTGACAGCCCCGGCTAGGGCGTATGGTCGTGCTGTGCGTTCTTATAGCCGTAGCGTTCAGTCTACTCGTCCTGATCGTTTTCCTGAGAAGTATCCTAGGAAAAGTTTGGCTGGGCGCACGGCGTTCAAGGGTGGCGCTCCACGCAAGAAGTCGGCGGCTGGTCGGCGACGTAAAAAGAGTTGACAGTGACGCAACGGGATTATTCTGATCCTTACGGTAGACTCACGGTTGGCCCCGGCTTTGGCCGGGGTAATCCTGTTGTTGCTGGTACACAATATTACGATGATCTTGAAACCGCTTTGCGGTTGTTGGCTTCGGCTGATGCGCAACGCACCACTACTGGTCCCAGTACGGCTGGTGAGGCGATGCGGTTTTATAATCGTTTCAGGGATTCTCGTTTGGGGGAACGCCCTACTGCGGTAGACACCCAAGCGTTGATTGCCGCTTTGAGTTCCGATGTCGAAGAAGATTATTTGGGTGGTCTGTCTGATGCGTTTTATCCGGTGTATGAACCGAATCGAAATACTCGTTCTGATGCAATAAAACCGTCCCGAACAAATTTTGTTATTGGTAAACAGTCTGATATCGGCACCAATGTAGAGCCGAAACCGGGGGACACTGACCCAGATTTTTGGGCCGGAAGAATAGGAGACAAAAACTACAGTTCTTCTTTTGAAACCAGCCCAGAACAGTTTGAAAGAATGTTGCTTTCGTCTAGAGCAAATCTGCCGTTGGATGCCGAGATGCAGTTGCTTGCTAGCCGTTATCTAGCAGAAAACTTCCGAATTCCAAATACTATTGATTCGGTTTTGAATACAATTCCTGAACATTTGAGACAGTATGCGGGGTCAGTGAATTTTCAAAATCCTTCCAATTATCCGTTTCCCCAACGTGGTGCTCTTGCGTATGCCAATGCTACAAGAGCAAGTTTTGACCGAGACTATGAAGATCCATTCATTAGGGGTGGGAGTGTTGTTTTCCCCATGAACGATTCTATTTCTGCTGATCCGAATAGTTGGTGGAGAAAACTTTTAGGGCTTGAATATACTTCGGGATTTGAAAACGTTTTGCGGCATGAAATGGGTCATGTTGTCGATGCCGCTGGTTCTGGTGTTGTTGGTGAAAGATATCAGCCAAAAGAAGTTGGAACTGAATGGGAGTGGGCTACTCGGAACGCTCCTGTAAGCGCAGAAGATTATCGTAAATATTCTCAGTATCCAGCGTATTTGACAGCCATTCTTTCTGATGCAACAAATTTTCCTGAAGGTTTGGACTTGGAGTTCAATCTTTTTGGCAAGCGGACGGGAAAAAAGCATTTGCCTTTTATTAGCGGCTATGGTAGAGATCACGCCATAGGTGAACCTAGATATAGTCTTAGCCCTTACGGTAGCAAATATGATAGGATTGAAGATTTTGCTGATCGTTTGATGATGTATCTAGTAGACAAGCAGGACGGGTGGATTGCGGAAGATAAGCCGTTGAATCCGTTTGCCAGTCCAACACGTTACCGTTTCGCTGACTTGTATCCTGAGTCTGCCAAATATTTTGATACTATTTTTGATCCCGAAACAGCGTTTGATGCGTATTCCGGGTTTTCTCCTGAGTGGAACTCTGCGTCTAGGCGACATGCGAATAAGCCGGGGCCTGATAGGTAGAACGAATCGGCTATAGATGATGAGCGATATTCAAGCAGTTCCCGCCTACAGTTTGTACGGACAACCGGCCACTGATGCACGGTTGGCCCATATGGACGGTGCCCGCCTAGCGGCGGCATCCGCCCCATACCTTGGCAGGGGAAACAAATGTACGGGCAACGATGATACTTGTGAGGGTATGCGTGCCAAAGGCACCGCATACTGCATGGGTCATCTCAGGTCATTGAAGAAGAAGGGCGGTGACAGCGATGGCGATGACAAGGCTGACTCTACAGCAGATTCGTGATAACGCCCGCACGATAACTGAAACTGAAACGGATGACGTTTCTGACGCTTTGTTGGATTTGTATATTCGTGACGGCTATAACCGGATTCTTGATTTGGAGCGGCGTTGGCCGCACCTAGAGGTGTCGTTCCAGTTCAACACTGTTGACGGTCAACGTTCGTATACAGTGAATGATTATACGGATGATGATATCCGTGAGGTTGTGTCTTTGGTCGATCAGGTGAATGTTCGGCTAGAGTGGATTTCTTATGATATGGCTGAAGATTATTTTATTGGGGCTTCTGATGCTCCGGGTCGTCCAATGTATGTGGCGTTTTGGGCGGGACAACTCCATCTGTTCCCAATTCCCAGTGGTGTATATACGCTAAAGGCACGGGCCTACAGGCATCCGAATGATTGGGTGACTGCTGGTGGGACTGTGGATGGTCCTTACGAGTTTGATTTGCCGTTGGTGTATTACGCTGTGTCGCAAATCTATAGGGCGCAGGAGGCTCCTCAGATGGCGGCTGAGTATGAGCGTGCGTTCAATGACGGCGTGCTGATTGCACGCCGTGACATTATGAAACCAGAGTCCTATGCTCCGTTGCGTCTGTCTACTGGCGGTCACAAGCATCGCTGGGGTTCTCTGGATATCTGATGGCGTTCCGTGCTTTCGCCATTGAGGACTTTACGGGCGGCCTGAATCTTCGGGCCGACGTATTCAACCTTGCCAAGAACGAGTCACCTGACTTGTTGAACGTGGACATTGATCCCCGTGGCGGAGTGTTCCAACGTCGTGGCCTGCAACGGTGGGGTACCGGTAATGTCGCCGGTGGTT